ACCTCACAACGCTTCGATCTGCGCAACGGGTGCAGATCCGAATTCCACGGTTCGACGGTCTTATGACCAAGAAGAAAGGCAGGCAGGCATGAACGAAGAGCTAATGGCTCAACTCAAAGCCCTTGGTCTCCCAGAAGGGATGACCGATGCGAGCGAGATTATCAAGTGGATGGCAGATCATATGGAAAAGCCATCGCTTGAAGTTGAATTGATGGATGGCAATAAGCCATCCGAAGAAGCGATGCGATCCGAGCATGACAAGCCCGAAGATGAGGCAATGCGAATGGATGACAAAGTACAAGAAGAAGTCGCAAGACAACTCAAGGCAGTTGACGACCGACGCAAGGCAATTTACGCAGCAGCAACACTGGCGAAGGTAGAGCGTTCCTTCACAGAGGAGCTTGTTGAATCAGGATGTTCAGTTCAAGACGCTCAAGAAAGGATCATCCGAAAGATGAGCAATTCCCCAATCGGACAGACTGTCGGAACTGATTTTAAGGTTACCGAGTCGGAGCATGACAAGTTCGAAGCAGCAGCCAAAGCTGGTTTGATTCAGCGATGTTTCCAAGGGACTGTCAAACAAAAAGCCCCACAAGTTCAAGGGTCGGAAGATTTCCGCAACCTCGGAATCTATCGGCTTGCTGAATTGTGCGTTCGTCGCATGGGCATCAGTCCAGAGAAGTACGCTCCCGTTGACGTTGCTCGAATGGCGATGGGTCAAGATAAGACTTTCAATCGGCTCAACATTCGCCGATCTATGGAAGCCTATCACACGACCGGAAGCTTTCAAAACATCCTGCTAGATGCAGCTAGCAAGACCTTGCGAGCAGCTTACGAAGAAGCCCCTTACACTTGGTCTTTGTGGGCTCGTCAGGCTCAATCGGTCGATGACTTCAAAAACATCAACCGAATCCAACTCGGAGAATCTCCAAACCTCGAAATGGTTCCTGAAGGGGCTCCATACCCTGAGGGGCAAGTCGTCGATTCCAAGCGATCCTATAAGGTTGAGAAGTTCGGCAAGAAGTTCTCGGTCTCTTGGGAAACTGTTGTTAACGACGACCTTGACGCATTGTCTCGCATCCCAGCGATGCACGGCAACGCAGCACGAAGGACGCAAGAGAAGGTCGTTTACGATGCTTTGCTTGCCAACCCAACGATGGCCGACGGTTTCGCTCTGTTTAGTGCATCGCACACAAGCGGCACTAACATCACTGCATCTTCGGTTGCTGCTCCAAGCGTTACGACCTTGAACGAAGCTTTCAAACTGATGAGCCTCCAAAAGGGTCTCAGCAGCGATGTTTACCTGAACCTTTCGCCTCGCACTTTGCTTGTCCCGCAAGCATACGCAGCGACGGCATTGGAACTGGTTAACAGCCAGTCCTACGCTCAGAGCAACGGCAATGAGGGCGTGGTCAACATCTACGGCGTTAATGGCGTTCGTCCTCTACAGGTTGTTGCAACCGCTTTGCTCGATGCAAACAGCGCGACCAACTGGTATGCGATCGCTGACAACGCTCAAGTCGATACCGTCGAAATCACGTTCCTCAACGGCGAAGAAGCCCCAGTGCTTGAGTCCGAATGGAACAAGGACAACGACACCTATCACTACTACGTCCGTCAATCGATGGCCGCAGCAGTGATCGACCATCGAGGTATCTTCGGCAACCGTACCTAGTCCGGTTGATTGACCTACAGCCCTGGTCGGCGATGGCCAGGGCTTTCTCAGACAGCGACAACACAACAAAAAAGGAAAATAAGACATGAGCGGATTTGTGAACCATGCCAAGTTCGAGGATGATTTCTTCGGCGGCAAGACCTACACGGCAACTGTCGGCGAAGGCAATTGGAAGATTACCGACACCTCGTCCAGTGGCACTCCAACCTATGCTTCGGTAAGCCCATCGGCTACCGGGGAAATCGCGTTGACGTTCGACAATGCCAACGAAATCCAGAATGTTTGTTTGGACTTCGGCGACAAGCTTTGTTTCGACATCGACAACATCCAGCGAGCCGTTTTCCTCGTCAAGACGGTTGCATCTCTCAATGCTGCTACGACCTTGGCTTTCGGCTTGCAGTCGGCTCGAAACGACGATACAGACGCTACTGCGAACAACGCACAATTCAAGCTTGCGGGCTCGAACGCTGTTGTTTGTGAAAGCGATGACGGAACGACCGACAACGACGACAAGGCATCAGGCGTATCGCTTGTTGCGACCTACAAGGAATTCGTTATCGACTTCACTGGCGGCAAGCAGGACGTTAAGTTCTACATCGACGGCCAGCGAGTTGCTTCGACAACGACCTTCTCGATGTCGGCTGCAACTGGATCGCTTCAACCGTTTGTTCAGATCAGCAAGACTGCATCGACCAACGTCAACAGCGTGACGGTTGATTATGTCTCGGTCGAGTGCAAGCGATAACCGATGAGCCTTCACGATCTCATCAAAGAGGATGCCAAGAAGGTATTCGCTAACCCAGATGATTTTGCAGAGCCGATCGTTTACTACAAGCGGAACGGTCGGTCTCGCAAGATTGATGCGGTGGTTGTGCGGGATGATTCTTTGCAACTTCCAGAGGCATCGGATTTAGTGACTCCACGATTCACTATCCATGTTGCCAACGATGAGGCCGAAGGTATCGCAAGTGATGAATTAGACTTAGGCGGGGATCAGATTGGTCTATCTCCGCGAGTCGGAGAACCGATCGACAGGCGGTCGATTGTCCGCTTGGTCGATCATGATGAAGGGATGCTGGTGCTAGAGTGCCGTTAGCGATCATCGAGGAAATTGCAGCAGAATTGGAAACCAGGCTATCGGCTATGGTCAATGATTCGGCTACATACCCTACCGATGTGCAAGAGGTCAAACGACCTACGCGATTCGCTAATTACACTCCGAAGGATCGGCAGATCATAATTACTCAGGGCGTGAGCAATTCCGTCCCTGAGTTATCCTGTCCGGGCAATCCTCCAGCGGTTGCCATGACTCAGCAATTTAATATCCGACTGATCTTGATGCCATCGGAGCGAAATCAAGACGCGATCGATACGTTACTGAATCAATTTGCATCCGATGTTCGGAAGTGTATTTGTCAACCGGCTAGCAGTTGGCACACTTTCGACGGGAATGCACTTTACGCCAACTTCGGGCCGCAAATCGTTTTCACTTCCGATGGAGGTGTTGACGGTGCTAACATTCAGTTACTTGTCACCTATCGAGTATCAGAGGACGATCCAACGGAGCGAAGATGATATTCGACATTGTGGCACACGAAGAAAATGCACTCTTAGCATCCGAGCGAGTTTTGAACTACGCAGACGGATTGGAGAAAGCATTCGAGAAGCGATACACAGAAGCGACGACCGAAATCAGGACTAGGACACAGCGCGAAATAGCAACGGCTATGGTCGTCGAAAAGGTTGAAGAATTACGCAAGTTTTGTGTTGACGAAACATTGATCGACAACCTACTTGAAAAAGAATCATTGCTCAAGATCGACGACACGTTCACAATGCCTTTGCGAGCTTTCAAGGCTCGGCAAACAGTCGAGGGAGTTGAGATCGAAATGGTTCGCGGTGTTCCTGCTATGGTCTTTGAAGGTGCATTCGGGCCTAAGATTCCAAAGCTAGGACGCAACATTTACAAGCGAGTCGGAAAGAAGCGATTCCCGATTCAAAAGCTACGCGATTTGCAAGTCAGCAAGATCGAAGGCGTGAAAGATGCTTTTGATCGAGGTGCAGCACAAGCCCAAGCGATTCTCAATCGCAAGCTCAAAGAAGCCAAACAAGATGCCAACCAAATACTAGGAAGGGACAAATATGCTACTGCGTAAAAAATCAGTTCTCGGCGGGAAGATCGAATCGACGGTTGGTACTGCGGAAACCATCGCGGCGGCTGATTGCACGATCAACGCCTATGACCTTGTAATCAATCCAGAGTTCGAGATGCAAGAGCGTCAAGGTCAAGGTGGATTCGGTCGGCTTGCATCGATCCCAGGGGCTAGGCGTGGCCGAGCTACGTTCTCGGTCGATCTTGCCTACGATGGAACAAATGTTCCGGCATGGGCATCGACCTATCTGCCTGCTTGCGGTTTGGTTCTCTCGACAGCAACATACAAGCCCAGAACGGAAGTTCCAGGAACCAACGTCAAAACGGTGACTATCGCGGGATTCTTCGATGGCGTTCGTCGCAGGATCTACGGCGCAGTCGGAAATGCTCGGTTCATTTTGCCGACTGGCCGGATGGGTCGAATCGAGTTCGACTTCCAAGGCGTTTACGATGACGAAGCAGACGCAGCTATTCCGTCGTCAATCAACTACGTCAACACGCTACCATTGCGGGTTGCTGGAGGTGCTACATCTTGGGACTCATACAATCTTTGCTTGGAGTCGGCAACGATCGATCTAGGCAACGTGATTACGGCTCGGGAATGCTCGACTTCGGCGGCAGGCATCGACAACTTCGTTATCACGGATCGCAACCCAAGAATCACTGGCAACCCTGAATCCAAACTGATTGCGACTCAGGGCCGATATGCTCAACTTCGCGATTCGACGGAAGCGACTCTTTCGTTTACAATCGATGGGCCTAGCACTTCTACGCTGGTTTTCAGCATTCCGAAAGCTCAGTTGCAAACCAAGCCAATGGGTGATCGAAACGGAATCATGATCGATCAGCTAGAATGGCAAGCGAATAAAAACGTAGACGCTTCCGACGAAGAACTTTCAATAGTTTTCAACCATGCATCATAACACTTTCGAGGGCTCGATTGACGGGCTCGACATTCAGTTCCAGTTCAATCGCTTGAAGTTCAGACAGACCGAGCAAGTGCTTAGTTTGATCGAGGACTTTAAGGAGCTGGGCGACACCAAAAAGCAGATCGCGGCTTTGCGTCAAGCGGTCTCGATTTGCGTTGCTGGTTGGAGTCTCGAAAAGTCGATTTCCGATTGGGACGAAGAGATCGAAGTTGCGGATGCGGTCAAGCTCGTTGCGAGATGCTTACAGGGCAATTCAGCGAGCGAGGGCGACAGAAAAAAATAAGGATCGCCGCATTGATACGATGCGGCGAGTTGTGCAAGTCATGCACTCGAAATCATTGCAACAACCTACCAAGCAAAGACCTACCGTTGATGCTAGGTTGCCCAAGTTGCGATGAGGCTGGGTGCGAAGCTTGCGAGAATCGAGGATACATTGAGATTACTGATTGCCCGAAGGATTTCGTTGGGCATCGGGTAAGCTCGGCAGCTAACCTTGCGGCTTGGGTCTCGAAAGGGATATTGCCTGAGGATGGCGGATTGCACGACCAAGATGCTTGGTTTGTTTCGGTGCAGAATGCACTTGAATCAGACGTAAACCGAATCGAGGACGAAAGGCGAAAACGTGGCTGACGTAGAAGTAACACTCGGAGCACGAAACGAAGCCTCAGCGGTATTGCGTCAATTCTCATCGGAAGTGACCAAGACGGCTCAACAGGTGGAATTTTCTGTCCGTGGCTTGGCTCAGCTAGCAGGCGTGACAGCAGCGGTAATCGGCGTTGTCGAAGCAGGCAGGGCCATTGTTGGCTTTGCATCCAGTTCGGTCGCGGCGTTCGACGATTTGAATCGTTCAGCGATCAAGCTTTCCGAGACGGTTGCTTTGATTCCAAACGGAAGCAAGCAAGCAGCGGAAGAAATGCAAAAGGTTGCAAATAGCCTTGAGCGAATGACGAATGTTGATGCTGGCCGGATCATGGAGCAAATGAGCCAGGCACTAAGGCGCGGTGCTGCTACCGATTCAATCGAGGACATGACCGAAGCGGCTTTGGGCTTGTCGCGGGTCTTTGATCGAGATTTATCCTCAGCGAT